GTGGCGGTGCCGAGAGTGCCTGCCGTGGCGGTGCCGAGAGTGCCTGCCGTGGCGGTGCCGAGAGCGCCTGCAGTTGCTGATTGCTTGTCGCCGACCAAGACCTGGGCACCGATAACGGCCGCACCAAGGGCTCGCGGATCATTTGCGATCAGAAAATCGGTCGCGTCCTTTTTGCTGCCAATGAACTCGACAACGCAACTCGGGAATTTGCACTTCCCGCCCAGCATCACGATGTCGGCCAGGGGTACGCGAACCACCAGCCACTTCGCATCCGACCCGAGATAGCTGGAGCAGGAGTAGTCGCCCTGGCCGTACAGCCAGCCGTGTAGCCCGTTGCCGCAATTGGGGTTTTTCTTCCAGTCCGGTGCCTCGACTTTGGCGCCGACTTTGTCAGGCCACTGAAAGCCTTCGTGGCTCTTCAGTTCTGCGGAGCACGTCCGCAATACCAGTGCTGTTTCCATATTTGGGTCTCCTGTCGATGGGGTGCTTCGGAATGCTAGCCGACTGACTAGCTTTTGTCAAGCAGAACGTACTGTCCTGGGCACTCGGTTGAATGCCCAGGGCGGTGCGAACGCTAAGGGTTACGCTTCGTCCTCCTGGTGTCGTCACACGCTCGGGTAGCCCCTTCACCCATCCCGGGAATGGGGGCTGTCCTTATCCCCCGGCCAAGAGGAACGCGAGAATCTGTGGAACCCACCCAGCGTGGCCTGCGCTGGGTTCGCCCCTTGTTGTTCCGCTGGGGCTGGGCAATTGGCGGGGTCTTGCATGGGGGTCGAGGGCCTGTGCCCACTGTCGCTGGTCGGAGGGTGCTGGTCCGGCCAGGGGGTGTCCACCTCGTCTTTCACGTCCCGGTTTACGCCCGGGCATAAGGGCCGGTTATCTTTGGTCCCGTGTGCCATGCAATGCTTTGTTGAACGTACTGCCAAGGGCCTCAAAGACCCATGACGCTGCGCTCAGTCCTTCATCAATTCGACGTAGTCCAGCTTGTCGAATTCGGCTACCCAAGGCGCCGTCAAGAGCCCCTGGAGGGCGTCCCGGTACTCGTCGGCGATCGCCAGTGCCATGAAGCACTCGGGCCGGATGTGGAGGGCCTCAGATGGCCTCACGGGGGCGGTTCGCCGGAGGGCGTCCAGGAGCCACTTAACGACGAAGTATTTCGTGGCCGTGACGATACTGAAGTTGCGCACGGGGCGTGTGCCACGGCGGTGCTGGGTTTCACTCTCCCGGATCTCGTCTGTCATCCGCTTCAGGCTCCTCGGGATGACGTGTAATGCCTGGTAGGCGGTATCAATAAGGGTGCGTTGTTTCGTGGTGGCGGTCATAAAATTCTCCTATTTCTCGATCAGATCAAGGCGGTCGAATTGCACCGCGACCAGGTTCGTCCACCCGAGGTAGACGAGGTTGTGTTTGCCCTCGGGGTAGGTGCTGCGAACCTGGGCACGGAACTCGTCAAGCGTGCCGTTAAAGCACCCGCATTCGATCTGGGGGCCGCATTCGACGTTGAATGCGTACGTGGTCCGGAAACACGAGCCAACGCCGCCAATCGACAGGAGTGGGTGGCCGGCTAGTGCTTTACGTCCGCCGAAGCTGCAGTGCGGGCCGAAGAGGCACCCCTCGCCGAAGCTGCACCCCTCGCCGAAGCGGCACCCCTTGTCGAAGCGGCAGTGCGGGCCGAAGAGGCACCCCTCGCCGAAGCGGCACCACCCGCCGAAGCTGCACCACCCGCCGAAGCTGCACCCCTCGCCGAAGGGGGAGACCAGCGAGTAGTCAGTATCGCCGGGGCACTCTCGGCCGTTGGCGGTGACGGGCAATGCGTCGAATTGCTCTTGGGTTATCTTGGTTTTCATGTTGAAGAATCTCCTGGTTGAAGGGTCTGGCGGGGGTGGAAAAGGTCGTCGTTTTGATGCTGAAAAGGGCAAAAAGCAGCGAACCTGCGAAAAAATGCAAGTTGCTTAATAATCAATGGGTTGGGGTGCTTCGTCTGCTGCACGGAGGTCCGTGCAGCAAGAATTTACTTTAACTATTTTTTAGGCAACGCTTCGCGCACCTGTGAAAAACAACAAGTTGCTTTAGAATCAACTGCTTCGCGTGCTGCACGGTGCTGCATGAAGCTTCGTGTAGCAGAGTTATCCACAACCTGCTTCTGCTGCACTACACGCGCTTGTCTATAAGACAAGCGTGGTGCAGCAGTGTGTGTGGATGAAGCGTTTTTGAAGACCTAAAGCCGGCCAGGATTGGCCCCTCGGGTTGCGAAAATGAAGACAGCACTGGCAAGGGCTTTTGAGGGCCCTTGGACGCTGGTGTCTACCGGATGCCGCCGTCCGGATTCACTTCCCGGTAGTGGGTGCTGCCCGTGCGTGGACTGCGCGACATCACGGCCACCCGGTGCTCGGGGTGGCCTGGGTCGTGGGCGCTGATCCAGTTCACGAACTCCCAGCCGTCTTTTTCCAGGGCGGCGATTCTCTCGTATTGGCTCATGGTCGTTGTCCTTTGGGTTGGTGGTTGAACGTACTGTCCAGGGCCTGGTAGGGGGCCCTGGGCGCTGCGTTCTACGCTGCCTGAACCTCGGCCTCCAGGAAACAGTCGCGGGCCTCCTGGACGGCCTGGTCGTAGCTCGCGAAGCGCTGCGGGGCGCGACCGGGGAAGAGCAGTTCCCACTGAAGCACCCAGTACTTCATCCCACTGAGACCGCCGCCGTAGTCGCGCTCGGTATCGACCCGGGCAATCACTGCAGGGAATATCGGGCCACGGCTCCAGGGTTGGACGGACGGGTGGGGTTTTTTGTCTATCATGGTGAATCCTTTCAGGGTTGGTGGTTGAACGTACTGCCATGCCCTCCGGGAGGGCATGACGCTGCGCTCTACGCCGCTTTGGCCTGCACCTGCTCGAGGGTCAGAAAATAGTCGCGGTTGAAAGGCCTCCAGGCATCCGCACCAGGGCCATAAAGCTCGCCCTGGCCGTCGACTACCTGGGCGATGGCCTCCTGCTGCAGTGCGAAGGCGATCAGCGTCGCCTGGGCCTCGGTCAGGGGTTTGTCGATGTCCGCCACGAAGGTGGGCTCCGTGGTGGACTGCAGAACGGCGGAGGCGAGGATCACGGCGCCGGTGAGGGCGAGTGCTGCCCGGACTGCTGTGGGTGACACCGTGCGGGTGCCGTCGCCGATGTTCAGGCCGATGTTGAGGGTGGTTTTTTGCATGTTTGCTGCTCCTGTTTTTGCCCGTAAGGTGGCGGGTCGTTGGACTGCGGGGAAACTACACTGCCAAGAGCTTGGAGGGCTCTTGACGCTGGGGTTTCAGTACGCGTAGTCCTCAACGGGCACGCCATCCTCCCTGGCATTAAATTCGAAAGCGCTGAAGGCCTCGTCGTTGTCGTCGTTGTCGACTTCCTGGCTATACGTCCAGCCGCATGACTGGCACCGTGCGTGGTCACGGTTGCCGAGGGTTCCGAGGAAGGCGAAGGCATTGCTATGGCACATCGGGCACATATTTGTTGCTCCTGTTGACGCGGTTGAATTGGAAAACCGTACTGCCCTGGGTTTTTGATAGCCCAGGACGCTGCGGTTTCAGTAGTTCCAGGCCTTGGCACCGGCGGCCTTGGCTGCCGCTTTGGCTGCCGCTTTCGTGCTGTGGAAGGTGAACTGATTACATCCGACCAGTTCCGGGGTGTCAGTGATGAAAAGTTGAAATCCGACCGCAAACTTGAAAATGTGTGCGTACATGCTGTGCTCCTGTTGACGTGGTTGAAAAGGAAACTGCACTGCCAAGGCGCTGGGCCTTGACGCTGCGGTCTACTGTTGGTCGCGTAGCCAGTCGCACTGCTCTTTGCGTGAGGCGAAAATTCTTGTCCTGACGACACCCTCGCCCCGCTTGAGGGTGAGGATGAAATGCACGCTGTCGGTGCCGTCCACCGTTGCCCAGTCGCCGCGCTTGCCCACGTCGAGCGACACGCCTTCAACGCATTCGATCGATGCTGCCAAGGCCCGTGCGGTGCTGATCGTGTTTTCCATGGTCGTTTCTCCTGGTGATTGGTGAAGTCCTTGTCGGCGACCTCGTGACCGCTTGAGCACTCTGCTGGCATCTGCGCGGGGCGTACCCGCTTGCCTACGGCAAAGCGCTCAAGGTGGCGGCGCTATTCACGCCACTTCGCTAGAGGGTTTTCCCTCATGCCCTCCTGCTGCCGGGGCCTTGCGGTTTCTTCGGTCAGTCGGCTTGCCCTTAAGGGGCTCCGGTCACCCGGTGGGAACTCCACCGGGCCTAGCTCGCTGCCTTGTTTGCTGCATCAACGAAGCGAATGCTACTCGCAAGAATTAGCTGGTGTCAAGCGCTATTTTAAAAATAGTTGGAGCAACCACTAACATTTGGTAGTCGCAGGGGGCAATCCTCCTATGATGTAGTGATACTTGCAATAGTTAGCGTTTTGTGGTATAATGGTGCTGTTCGCTGATAAAAGCGGGTTCGAAGTGCGGAGCCCCGACCAACCGATTGCAAGGCGAACCGACCCTCGACTAGGGTCGCCGCACGCCCCTTCGAGGCATGCACACCCATCACGCTGAACGCTGCAGGCGAACTCCAGAGGAGAGCCACGCAGATGAACGCGGGTGAAATTCCCGCCGTCCAGCCCACATACTCGGAGCCCTACCCCATGGCGAATATGCCTGTCGATCCTGCTGACGAATCGTCTACCGCGACCCCGTCGCCCGCCAGTGCTGGCGGAGACCTGTCTCAGGGCTATTGCATCGAGGTCAGCGTGTTGCCTGACGGCACGTTCAAGGTCTCGGGCCCCGAGCCCCTCCAGGAGGAGGCCGCAGAGGAGCAGGGCGAAGAGCCGGGTTCAGAGATGGGCCAGGACTACGACAGCATCGGCGGCGCCCTCAAGGGCGTCCTGACCATCGTCAAGGACAACCCCGTCGGCGACAGCGGGCAGAAGGCATTCGAGGCCGGCTATGCCAAGGGCTGAAATCAGGCTTGAAGACGCAGACGACGGCCAGGGTGTTCACATCCGTTTTGAATACGACACGGCCTGGGACAAGGCCAGCGGCGCCCATCAGATGGCGAACCACATTCAAGGCCTGTTGAACGATATGGTGAAAGGTGGCGAACTGACGGCGGAACCGGTGGCCGTTGAGGGGTAGGGCGTGGCGCTGACGGCGAAACAAGAGGCATTCTGCCGGGCTGTTGCGTTGGAAGGGCTCGACCAAACAGCCGCGTATTCAAAGGCTTACGACGTCTCAAAGATGAAGCAGGAGTCGGTTCATAAGGCCGCTTCAAACCTTGCCAATGACCCCAAGGTTTCGACCCGAATCGCCGTCTTAACCGAGAGGGCGACCGCCGCCGCTGTAAAAAAGGCCGGCTACACCCTGGCTGACGCCATGGCAGAGGCCGAAGAGGTTCTGGACGACGCCAAAGCCCTAGGTCAGATAGGGCCAGCGGTTTCAGCAGTCAAGCTCCGAGCCCAGTTAGCAGGCCATCTCGTTGAAAAGAAAGAGGTTTCTACCAAGACGAGCCTGGAAGAGACCGACGTCGATAGTCTGCTGAAGATCAAGGCCCAGGTCGATGCCCAGTTGGACAGGGCGAGAGAGGCGTTGGGCATGACAGGTGGCGCGGTAAGCAATACCCCTCCTGCTCGTAGGGTCATAGGTGCCTAACCTGGGCACCGAACCCCCAGCTAGATCAAGGCCTTACGGTGCTATGGGTGTAGCTCGAGGGTAAACGGTGTGGATGGGTGCTGATCAGGGCAGCTGGGGTGCGGGTTCCGACCCTCCGGGCCGACCCCCCACCCCCCGGGCCCTCCGATTTTTCTGTCCGGCTGATCGCGCCCCACCCCCGGCACCCCCGCAAAACCCGCGGGTCCCCCGCGGGTACCCATACGAGGTCTTCACAGTGGGTCCGTTTGAAATTTTTTAATTTTTCTGTTTTTAAGCAACTTGCTAATTTTTGCAAGTTGTCGTCTACCAACTATTCAGAGGGCGGATTTGTCGCCCCTCAACTCTTGACACATACGTCATCTCCGCGGGGTGCCCTGTGGATTTTTGACAAATACCTCACAACCCGGAGCCCCCTTGAACGTTGACCCGCGCTACCTGCCGACCCCGCAATGGATACCGGTTCCCCCAGTTACGTCTGGCCATTGGGTCTGGGTTCCGGAGGGCACGCCGATACCTTGGTACGTTTCTTCAAAGTCTTGCCACTGAAGTGTCGAAGGAGCTTGAGGAGGAAATCGCTTCGCTGCTGCGGCAGCGCGCTGAATTAGAGCGCCTCCTTTCAACGAACCAACTCGCCCAGTACCGGCCGTACCCCAAGCAACTCGACTTTCACGCGGCCGGTGCAAACCCCGACGTGCTCGAGCGACTGCTTGTCGCCGGTAATCAACTAGGCAAGACGTTATCCGCGAGCCGCGAGGCCGCCATGCACGCAACCGGTATGTATCCTGACTGGTGGCCCGGTGCAGTTTTTGAGAAACCGACGATAGGGTGGGCGTCCTCGATCACGAGTCAGGGAACGCGCGACACCGTTCAGCGGATGCTGCTCGGCCAACCCGGCAGCTTCGGCACCGGTGCCATCCCGAAGGATATGTTGGTTGAGGTGAAGAAGGCCACCCACGGGGTTGCCGACTCCGTTGAGACCATTATGGCCAAGCACGTGCCTTTGTACGACAACAAGAAGAAGTTGTCGGATGGCACGAGCCGGATCACCCTGAAGACCTACGACCAGGGACGCGAACGCTGGCAGGGCGACACCCTGAACTGGATCTGGTTTGACGAGGAACCGCCCGAGGATATTTACGTCGAGGGCCGCACCCGTACGAATGCCACCGGTGGCATCAGCTTTATGACATTCACCCCGCTCCTGGGGATGAGCGACGTTGTTCGTCGGTTCATCACGGACAAGGCGCCGGGGACGCACACGACCACGATGACGATTGAGGACGCTCTCCACTACACGCCGGAGCAGCGTCGTCGAATTGTCCTTGCATACCCGAGCCACGAGCGCGACGCTCGCGCGCGCGGCATACCGATACTTGGTTCTGGACGGATCTTCCCGTTCGAGGACGCGATGGTCGCGGAGCCGCCTCTGCAGATCCCGGGCTTTTGGCCGAGGATTGTTGGGGTGGACTTCGGGTACGAGCATCCGTTTGCCGCGGTCTGGATGGCCTGGGACCGCGACACAGACACGGTTCACATCTACGACGTGTACAGACGCCGCGAAGGCTCGCCGGCCACACACACGGCAGTCCTTCGCTCAAAAGGCGCATGGATACCGGTTGCGTGGCCGCACGACGGCGAGACGAGAGACTCACGAGGCAGCGGCGTAACCCACGCCCAGCAGTACCGGGACCTGGGGTGCAACATGCTCAAGGAGCGAGCGACGCACCCACCGGCGCGCGGTCAGAAGGAAGGCGACGGCGGTATCAGCCTCGAGGCGTCGATCAGCGACTGCTTTGACAGGATCGAAACCGGCCGACTCAAGGTCGCCAAGCACCTTAACGACTGGTTCGAGGAGTTCCGTCTTTACCACCGCAAAGATGGCCTGGTTGTCAAGGAGCACGACGACGTGATGAGCGCGATGTTCAAGGGGTTGATGATGCTCCGCAAAGCCACGGTATTCGCGCCACCCAAACGGGCGGCGGTGCCTGTGTACCGATCAACGGTGCCGGGGATGGGGGTATTGGGGTGAACTACCTATGGATCGTCGAGGGTAAGGCTGGCTCTGCGCATGCGAGCCATACCTGCCCCGTCGGTACGTGGGTGCCCCTATGGCGGGCGATGCAGAGTGCAATCCACCCCACGAAGGCGGATTGCACGGAGTACTTGAGGTCGCAAAAAGAAACAACAGAATTCTACAAGTCGAACGAGACCTACACCGAGTTTCGCGTTGCCAAATACATGAGGGAAGAATGAGATTCCTGAATTGGGTACTGTCGTTCTTCAAACCGGTCGAAGAGAAGTACATCACCTTCCGGCGAGTCAAGTTCGTTGAGGGTACGAATTGGATCTGCCCGACATGCCGCGGGGTTATCGGGGTCGCAAAGCAGGACATTTGCTACGGCGATCCCGGGGTCTCAAGCGTGTGGGACATAAAAAACAGCGGGGCGTTTTTCAGCTTTCAGTGCTGCGCCCAGCCGGCGCACCGCTCGGAGGAGGGCCGCATGCAGTTTTTCACGCCAACTGGATGGGTTGGATAAACGCGGCAGGCTGAAAAAAGTACCAAGTATTTCCAACAGCATCTTGTCACAAAAACGGGTGTGTTTTTGTGACAAAAAGTCAATCGCGGGGTAGTTCAGTTCGGTCAGAACAGCGGGTTCATACCCCGAAGGTCGGCGGTTCAAATCCGTCCCCCGCAACCAACTCGCCCGCACCCCGTAGCTCAGTGTGGTAGAGCGGGCCCATTGATAAAGGGCCAGGGCGCAGGTTCGAATCCTGCCGGGGTGCCCACTGTCCATTTTTATTCGCTGTTCGCGAATAGCGAACGTGTCCCGAAATTGGACAAAACACGACATGTCAGAAAAACATGTCGATTTTCCTGACAAAAACCGACACGAGGGGCCCATGAAAGCACTGATAGCGCTGGTGTTTTTCGTGTTGTGTTTGGGTTCTGGGGTCTCGGAGGCCGTGGTCGCGCAAGCGCGCGATGACGAGGGCACTGTTGTCACGATTCAGGACGCGCCCTGCGAGAACCAAGACGCCTTAAAGGAATTGCCCAAGCTCAACGCCCTGCTGAGGCAGGCGGGGATGGCTGAAGTCACGGAACTGAGCGCGGCGGATGTCGCCTACAAGGGCGTGAATTACGGCGCGTGCTGGACTGTTATTGGGGCGTCAGTGGTGCTGCTCGACGACGGCGGCAAAGAGAACAGCATTTTCGGGGTGCCCGCGGCGGCGTTCCGCGTCACTACACCGCTCTAAGGATCTCCAATGGCTCTTCAGTACAGCACAACGCATCGCACCAACGCGATGACGCAGTTGGCGACGGATGTCGGCGTGAACTGCGTCATCAAAGTATTCACAGGATCACCACCTGCAAACTGCGGCATTGCCGACACCGGAACACTTCTGGTCACGTTCGCGGGTAACGCTTCCCAGTTCGGCACCGGATCTGGCGGTGTTCTTACGGTAAGCGCAATCGCCAACGCCACTGCTGTTGCCGCCGGGACGGCGGGCTACTTCCGGATCTACCCAAATGCGGCAACCACAACCAATGCCGTGGTGCAGGGCCTTTGTGCCGCCTCCGGTTCGGACATGAATTTAACCAATACCAACATCGCCAACGGACAGACTTGCGTCTTCACAAGTCAGACCATCACGGCGTTCGGCGCGTAGTAAATGCTGAACAACTTCAGCGAGCTTATCGCCGACCACAGCAGGACGTATCACCTTGCGACGCCCCCGATTCCGGTTTGGCACAGCAACTACGGTTCGCTCGGGGAGTGTGTCCCTGGCAAGGGGTTGGTGACGCCGTTGCGGCAGCGGGCATCCGTTCGTGCCATTTTACGCGACGACAAGCGCAACAAGATCAACATGATTCGCCGGTTTGAGAAGTATGCGCCCCGGGTGGTGCAAGCCGCGGTCATGGGTGTTCTTGGCTCCGGTGGGTGGGCTGGCGGCGCGGCCATGGCGGCGATCTCTAATTACGACGGCATCGTGAGCGCAAGAGGTAGCGGCGCCTTGCAGGACGTCTGGATGTCGATGACAGCGGCGCAGACGCCCGTTACGACTTCATGGTATGACCTTATGAATTTCACGTCGTGGCAACCGCAGACGAATCAGGGGTACACGGCGATCGTCAACGGCGGGACCGCAGGCTCCGTTCAGGATGCAACCAGCAACGGGTCGTGGCTGACAAACCCGGCCGGCTCGAATAAAAAATACATTGTTAGCTGCGGGTTGACGGTTTCGTCGATCACAGGCTTCTCACTGGCGATGCTGTATGACCAACTTTGGTGCGGTCAGATGTCTATTACGACGAACGCGACGGTTGCGCCGGCAACGCCGCTGGCGGTGACGCGGTATGCAAACACCACGCCAGGCAACGCGGATTACGCAGGCGGGAATCAGTTGCAGTTCACGATGGCGAACACGTTGACGTACACCGTCAACCCGTCGGTGACAACCACTTACGTTGATGGCAACGGCAACACTGGCAAGACGACTGTATTTTTCCCCCCGGCGACTGGGGCGCTGATTAATCGGATCGTCGGGAACACGACTTACAACACGGCCAACGTTATTACGTCAACGCCATTCACATCGTTGACGAACGCGGGAACGCCCGGCATAAAGACGTTCACGCAATTTGTTGTCGCCGGCGGGACGGTGACATCAGGGGCGTTCAACGCGAAAATTGTTCGTCCATTGATCATCATGCCGTTTATTGCGGCCGCGAGCTACATCGAGCAGGATGCCACGCTGAACATTGGCAACATGGTAGAGCTACGCAATGTGTCTCAGGTCTGCGGGTGCCTGGGCTGGAACGCCTTTTCCAATGGCACAACGGCGGTGTCCATGAGCGCGTTCCTACGGATGGTGGAGGGCTAGCAGTGTGGCGCGTTTATTCTATGGGCCAAATCGCGGCCTAAGAGTACGCGGCGGCTTCACCGGGGTCGTAGTTGACAGTTTTAAGCAAGATTTTGTTAGACCAGCATTCACCGACCCAAACGCCTCCTTCGTAAGAGCGCCAACATCTAGCAGCCCGGCTAATTTCACGCCGATGCCGATTGGCGCTGAAGGGGTTAATAGTTTCAGCAGTGCGACAACCGACGGCGCGGACACAGCAGCAACCAGCATCTCGGTGTTGGTCGGCGCGTCCAGTGCGACAACCGACGGCGCGGACACAGCAGCAACCAGCATCTCGGTGTTGGTCGGCGCGTCCAGTGCGGCAACCGACGGCGCGGACGCAGCAGCAACCAGCGTATCTGTCTTGGTCGGTGCGTCCAGTGCGACAACCGACGGCGCGGATATCTCGAATGCGCAAGTGGACCCGCAGTCTAGCTCGATAAATTTTTCTTCCACCACCACGGATGGGGCGGATGTTTCTGACTGTGCCGTCCTGGTTCAAGCGTCGGCGTTTGACTACACCATTTTCGTCCGCCGCGTTGGTCGGCGATAAACAAAGGAACACTACATGGCGACGATTGCACCTGCGGTATCGAACCTTAACGTCGGAGGCGGGGACGGGTCTGTTTGTAAGGTCACCTGGACTCCGGTCACTGAGGCGGACACTTGCGGGCCGGTGGACCTTACCGCATTCGCGGACAAGTCTATACAAGTCACTGGAACCTTTGGAGGTGCGTCCGTAGCCCTGCAGGGCTCTAATGACGCCGGAACCAACTTCCTACCGTTGAATGACGCCACCGGTACGGTGATTGCCATCACGACGGCGAAGATTAAAGAGGTTCTTGAAATGACCGAACAAGTGAAACCTGTTGCCACCGGCGGCACCGGCCAATCTCTGACCGTCGTCATTCTGGCCAGACGCGCAACCCCGATGAGGACCTAACCTATGGATCTGAACAACGCACTCGACCAACTAAACCAATGGGCTACGCGCCAGCAGGCTATTCTCGACCTGGCTGATGCCCTCCGCGGTGTCGGTTCTGTCGAGCAACTTGCGGGGGAGGCTGGCGCCAAGCTAGAAGTAGTGAACAATCAGTTGGCGGACGCAAACAGCAAACTTACAGATGAACTCGCGAGGCTCGATGCTGCTCGGGACGAAGCCAATCGTGTACACGCCGAGGCGCAATCGCGTGCCGAGGGGATTGTGGCGCAGGCTCAATCCGACGCGGACGCAATCGTGGCTAAGGCTCGAGAAGCTGCGGGCACCCGGCTAGCCGAAACAGAGGTCTTGTGCCACGACCAGGTGGCGAAAGCCACTGCGGTATCGACGGCGCTGCAGCACGCGGCCGATGCAGTTCAAGCAAAAGCGGAGCAGGTCGCTGCCAAGATCCTTCAAGATCAGGTAGTGCTTGAGGGCATTGAGGCGAAGATCGCGGCTGCCCAAACGCAAATCGCTAAGATGCTGGCGTAACGCTGAATGTCCGATCTGCATGATCTTCCGGATGAAGTTGCCGCGGCGATAAGCGAGCACGAGATCGGGGACTCCGAACGCCTTCGGGCGCTCGGGGCAAAACTTTCTTCCTTAAGGGAGGAGTACGTCTCCTACCGCAAGTCATCCGGCGTCGAACAGATATGGCGGGCCGCTGAAGAGGCTTACCTCGGGATCGACGACTCGAACCGGGGAGCGAACACGGGTCAGTGGTCCAAACCCACCACCATGCAGGGCTCGGTTACAACCGGGGCCAGCAGAGGATCGAGAGACGACACCCAGTCGACAGCCTTTGTCCGCCTGACCAGCCGGTACGTCGACGCAGCGACCGCGAAGGTCGCGGAGATTCTGTTGCCCCTGAAC